GGCGGCGGCAAGAATAAAGAGGGCGCGAGCGGCGATAAAACAGATAATTTAAGCAGGGAATACGCGGTGCTGGACGATGGCGAAAAAGAGGAGATAAACGAAAAAATCAGACTGCTAAAAGAGTATGAGGCGGCCAAAAAACAAGGAGTGTCATGTAAAAAGTTTTGCGAGGACAGCGGCATAAGTGAGGCAAACCTTTTTAGATGGCAAAGGGCTTATAAGGAAAAAGGCGCGGCGGCGCTGATAGATAAGCGCGGCAAGCATAGAAAAAACGCTAGCGTGCTCGAAGAGTGGATGAAGGAGTTTATACTTCAAAATTTCCGCGCTTACGGCGCAGGCGGGCTGAATATAACAGAGCTTTACCGCAGACTCCATCAAGAGTATTTTAGACGAAGGGGCGAAGCGAATAACTATCCGAAATTTCTAACCGGAAAGATAAAGCCGCTCTTTGACGCAGGCGTAATAAAAAGATACCTAGACGGCTATTACGCCGCTAACAAGCTTGAACACATAATGATCACGAAAGGCGAAGATAAAGCGAAAAGCTACTTCCAGCCGGCTCTGGGCGATCAAGGCGAGATGATAACCAGACGCAACCAATGCTGGCAGATAGATAGCTCGCCGCTTGACGTGATGGTAAGAGACGGGGAAAAAGGCGAGGCGATACGAGCCAATATCCTTAGCATCGTGGACGTGTATAGCGGCAGATGCGTAGCCAGTATAGAGAGAAAATCAAATGCCCTAGGCCTTGTAAGACTCATGTGGAAAGCGCTTAATACGCTAGGCAAACCCGATTACGTGAAAGGGGACAATGGCAAGGACTACCTAAGCGATCAGTTTCAGCATCTATTAAACGGCTTAAATATCGACTACGATAGAGCCATAGCGTATAGCGGCGACGAAAAAGGCTTTGTAGAGAGGCACTTTGGGGTGATGCAACATGCGGGCATCTCTCAAACGCCGGGATATATAGGATTTAACCTAGCCATGAGAGAGGCGATCGAGCAAAGAACGCCCAAAAAAGATAGATCCGCAAAAGACGAGCTAGGGTTTGTTAAAAAGACCAACCTTAAATACCTACTAACGCTAGACCAGGTAAGGGTTAAATTTGAAGCCGAGGTGCTTAAATGGGACATAATGAGCGTAGGACGCAAAAAATCAAGCCCGATGGATCGTTGGAATAGCGATACGACTCCGCTTCGCGGCGTAAGAAAAGAGGAATTTATGCTACATGCGGGAGGGTTAGAGCCTAGAACGGTAGGCAAAAAGGGAATCAGTTACGATGCAAGAGAATTCGGCTCGGCGTTTCTTCCGGCCGTAAAGACCCAGGTGTTAGTTGGCGAAAACATAGACGACGTAAGCTCGATATTCGTATTTGATTTGGAAGGAAATTTCATCTGCGAAGCAAAGGATAAAGAGATATGCCCTATGAGCGCG